AGAACGATTATGGCATACACAAATGAAATCAATTATTCTATGGAACCAACCTCTACACTTGTAGAGAATATTAACTTTGCGAATCCGTCAAGTTTCCGTTTAGTAATCGACAATCTTAAATATCCAAATGCCCAGTACACTGTTCAATTAGCTTCTATTCCTGATATGTCTGTTGATGGTGCTAGCTTTAATACGCCAAAAAGAAACATTCTTGCTTCTGCTGATAAGATTGTATATGCACCATTACAACTTACATTTATTGTAGATGAAAATTTTACCAACTATAAAGAAATTCATGATTGGATGTTTGGTATGGTTGGCCAGGATGATTTTGGTGTTCGTAAAACACGTGATCTTACGCTGATCATATATAATTCCAGTAATAACGTAGTACAAGAAATTCAATTTGCTGATGCTCATCCATCAAGTTTATCTTCACTACCGTTTGAAACTACGGGTGAATCAGTGAACTATCTAACAGCAGTAGCGGAATTTAATTACAGTTATTATAAATTCTCATAAAGGTGAAATTATATTATGTTAAATCTTGAAGAAATTTTTAAAATGTGGGCCAAGGATTCTGAGATTGATGATCTTAGACTTGATGAAGCTTCAAAGAAAACTGCATCACTTCACGCAAAATACCTAGAAATGCTTTCTGTATCTAAGCTTCAGCTGAAGCGTAAAGATATGGAATTTAAAGTGCTGCTTAAAAATAAGTGGTTGTGGTATAATGGCAAGATGCCAAGAGATCAGATTGATGAGCTTGGTTGGGAATATGACGCACTCAATGGATTGAAGATTCTGAAAGGTGAAATGGATTACTATTATAATTCAGATCCACATATTCAAGAAATGCAAGCAAAGATTGACTATCTAAAAACATTAATTGAGACTCTGGAAGAAATCATAAATAATATTCGTTGGAGACATTCAACTATTAAAAATATGATTGATTGGAGAAGGTTTGAGAGTGGCGGATGAGCGACCTTAAAATACATAATAAAAATCATGCTTTCATACATATTGATTGTGAACCATCTGTTGCTAATGAGCTTTCAGATTTTTTCACGTTCTATGTTCCTGGTTATAAATTTATGCCAGCATATAAGAATAAAATATGGGATGGTAAAATCCGTTTATACGATGTTCGTAAAAAAGAGCTTCCAGCTGGGCTATACAAGTACGTAGAAGAATTTGCAAATACACCTGGTCGCGATTACCACATCGCCTTAGAGCATGACAATTATTATGGATTAGCTGGATCTAAGGTTGATGTTGATATGTCATTCGTGAAAGATATGACTATTACATCTAGAGGAAAAGAGATTGAACCCCGTGATTATCAATTAAATGCTATTGAGCAAGGGTTAACTAATAAGCGCAGTTTACTTATTTCGCCAACGGCATCAGGTAAATCACTTATCATTTATTCTCTTATTCGTTGGTATCTTAAAAATTACGATAAGAAAGTAATTATTGTTGTTCCTACCACTTCACTAGTAGAACAGATGTACAAAGATTTTGGTGACTATTCTGAATTTGACGATGGCTTTGACGTAGAACAACTTTGTCATAAGATTTATTCTGGAAGGGAAAAGATTTTTGACCAAAAGATTGTTATCACAACTTGGCAATCTGTGTATAAAATGCCAGGACATTGGTTTGAAGATTATGGTATGGTTATTGGTGATGAAGCACACACGTTCAAAGCAAAAAGCCTTACCTCTATTCTTTCAAAGTGTAGAGAAGCTGAGTTTAGATTTGGTACTACAGGTACTCTTGATGGTACTAATACTCATAAACTTGTTCTTGAGGGCTACTTTGGACCTGCGTATTATGTGACTACAACAAAGAGTCTTATGGATGAAGGTTCTTTATCTACTCTAGATATTTCTGTTCTATTGATGAAGTATTCTGATGCTGAATGTAAGCTTATAAATAAAGTTAAGTACCAAGAAGAAATAAACTTTCTTGTTGGTCATGAAAAAAGAAATAGCTTTATTTCAAATCTAGCGCTTGATCAAGATGGTAATACATTAGTACTTTTCCAATTAGTGGAAAAACATGGTAAACCATTATACGATATTATTAAGAGTAGAGCTCACCCAAGAAGAAAAATCTTTTTTGTTTCAGGCGCCACTGATGTAGATACAAGAGAGCAAGTCAGATCTATTACTGAAAAAGAAAAGAATGCTATTATTGTTGCGAGTCTTGGCACTTTTTCTACTGGTATTAATATTCGCAATCTGCATAATATTGTATTTGCATCTCCATCAAAATCTCAAATCAAAGTCCTACAATCAATTGGCCGCGGATTGAGAAAATCTGAAGATGGTAGAGATACAAAGCTTTATGATATTGCCGATGATCTACATTGGAAGAGTAATAAGAACTATACACTCAACCATGCAGCTGAACGAATTAAGATCTACACAAAAGAAAAATTCAAATATAAAATTTATGAGATAACTTTATGATAGAAGAAAATGATTCTATAGAAGAAATGGATATTCAACATGTAAAGTTATCTGATGGTAGCGAAATTGTGACATATATAAATTCTACTGAAGGTGCTTCAATTCTTGTTGAAAGACCTATGAATTTAAATCTTGTAACTGCTGCTAATGGATATGACACTTATTACTTTACAAAATATTTCCCATTTGCAAAAAACAATCTGGTCAAGTTAAACTCGCGAAATGTAATTTCTGCGAGTGAAGTAACTAGTGAAATTAAAGAAAAGTATATTCGAGCGGCTCTTCGGTCTGATAATACTAGTGATATAGATAATGGTATGG